CGTTCTCTGGCATAGGGTTAATCAATACGCTATCGGCTGGCGGCGTTGCTTTAGTGGTCGGCGTGGCGGCCTGTACAGGGGCGGCCCCTAGCTGGAAACCGTTGTTTATTGCTAGTTGCATCATGTCGGCATCATTTAGGCCGGTCTTATCAATAACGGCGGCGGATAGGTGGCGGCGTGCGTTTCTTAGGTCTAATTTGCTGTAATTGCTCATAATATTTATTCCTTAGTTAAGGGCCGCCGATATTAGCGGCCCGTTGGTTGGTTGGTTTATTCTGCTACGTTCAAAGTGCCGCAATCGCACGACAAACAGTCTGTTTTAGTAATACTGTCAATAATTTTGCGGCTGGCCCTGAATTTGAAGTCGCAGGAATCGCATTCAACCAATAGCTGGCGGTTTTTTTGTTTAGGCGCGCCGTTCAGATCTATATCCATTTTGGCGTGCGGGATAGGGCCGAGGTAATCAATAATGGCTTGTAACTCTATTTCGAGTTCAGGCGTTGCGACTGTACAAGTGAATGACTCCTTACTACGACCGTTTGACCCGCCTTTCAATCCAACTAATCTACAAAGTTTTTGGAAGGCGGCACCGTGACCTGACTCGTTATTGTCAAAGGCATGCATCTGTTCATGTAGTAACACGTCGAGAATTCGCAACGAGTCGTCTAAATTAGATGTAATAAAAATCTCATTTGTCTGGTCTGAACTGGCGGCGCGATTCCAACAAGTGCCTAGCACTACACCCTTTTTCTGTTTGGTAGTCGGTGCCGTTAAGCTATAACGAATAGCCGGTGTAGGTACGTCAATAACTGGCGTGATAATTTCATCAATCATTATATTTGCGGCGGATTGCAACCAATGTTCGCGAGTGGTGATAGTCGGTGATGTAGTCATATAAACCTCGAAAAGTTGTAAGTTAAGGCCCGAAAAGTGTAAGTAAAGGCCCGAAAATGCCATTTTTGGCGCGCCGTTTGTAAGCGGCTTAGGGGCATTATATATAAGGTGTCAAGCCTTGTATATACGTTACAGCTAATAATCGTATAGATAGTGGCGATTAATCGAATACAAGGCGGCGGCGGCAGTTTGTAAGTTATTTGTAAGTAACGAATGTAAGTGATACCCCGTATAGCTTTAACCCCTTTTACTTACTTACTTACAAAATATATAACTCTTAAGATATAAAAAAGGGTAAAAAAAAGGGGGGTTATATAATGCCCTATATAGGCGGGAGCCTCTCGAAAAAGTGTAAGTAAGTATGTGATGTAAGTGGGAACCGTTGCCGACGCCATTTGATACCGGAAAAAGGCGAATTTCGCGACCACGCCACGATCGCCCCTGTACCGGTGTAATGGGATAGCTTATATATAAATAGCCTAGCGGCCTATATACGGCATTCTAAGCGCTGGCACTATCCGACCCCACTTAATCCGGCACCGCTGGCACCACCGACCGCACCACCGACACGGTGTAGGTTATCGACCACGCCATGTAATATGTAACACGTGTACACGTGACGACATGCCGACCGGCACCACCACCACCACGCCAGTTAATGGGGCCAGACTAACCACGTTTACACCATGCCGACCACCCCGCCAGTTAATGGGGCCAGACTAGCCAACGTGTACACGTGACAACATTAGTAGGGGCAGAGTGTATACATTAGTAGGGGCAGAGTGTATACATATATGGGGGCAGAGTGTAAACGGGGTCAAAGCTAGCAGTTTAATAGGGACAGAGCGAAGGCACCCCGCCCCCAATTTAAAACCGAACCCTAAGTACCCATACCTAACCACTCACAAAAATTCGCCCAAAAAGTTTTTCATATACAAAACCCACTACAATATGTAATACTCACGCCATGAGACAGCCGCGTAACAGACAACAGCCTACAGCCCTAGAGCCTATCCCCCATCCAGTAGAACCTGAAGGGTATCAAGACCCTGCTGAGTTCCTTGACAGGCACCATCCTGAGAACGATCAGTACATGCGCGCCATTGAACATGTCCAAGGTAAGATCATGTACCTGACTACCATGCTCCGCTCCAAACAGGTCAACATTCTCAAGTCGATCTTTGCTGGAGAATCGTTTACACAGGCTGGAAAGCGCCACGGGGCCGTACCTACCACCGTAAGCCGCCTTGTCAAGTCAAAATATGGACAACAACTGCTAAATATGCTCCAATACCACCGTCAGTTGGTTGAAGGGCCAAACGAAGCCCAGCGTAGGAATATGCTGTGGCGTATAGCTCAGAACGAAGAAGAGTTAGCCCCTAAAACCAGTATTACCGCCGTCGCGGAGCTGAACAAAATGCACGGACAAGCAATATTGATCGCCAACCCGAACGCTGGAGGGCAGCAAGCACCGACGCAAGTTACGATTAATATCAATCAGGAGCTAATGCCCAAAGGCAAGCTGGACTTCTGATTGTCGAGGATTAACCCCAATGCCTTTCGATGAGAAAATCCATGAAGCTGTTACACGCCATGAGTCACGCAGAGTTTCAGATGCCGAGACTGCTGGAGAGTTTAGAATCCTCCGGTACGAACTTGCAGAATTATCGCAAAAGCAAATTATCGCAGAGCTACGAATTAAAGACCTTGAGGAAGAAGCAAACGAAATCCACAGAAAGATCAGCATTGGTAAAGGGGTTTTGTATGGCGTTCTCTTTGCTAGCGGGTCTTTGGGGCTTGTTTTGGCTGACAAATTAAAGTCCATAATGGAAATATTCAGATAAGTGGCCCATTTACACCATACAGACCCAGCATATAACACCAGCTACCATGACGAAGACCCGTTTACACGGTTCGGCATAGTACCAGCCCCTTTTGACCTAAAAGACCCCCTGAGCCAGTACGGCAGCTACGACAATACCGCTGACTTTCAAAAAACTTTCGGCAACTCAGCCAATAAAGACGAGGACGGCGGGTGGAACTTACCCTACAAGCCGCGTCAACAGATGCTCACGTTCCATCAGCGGGAGAAAAGGTTCGCCTTCTTGATATGCCACCGCCGGTTCGGCAAAACAGTGGCCTGTATTGCTGAACTAATCCTGAGAGCCTTGTATACCACCAAGAAAAACGCCCAGTACGCCTATATTTGCCCATTCAGAACTCAGGCAAAGGCCGTGGCGTGGAATTACTTAGTGGAAATGACCCAAGGCATTGCTACTGACGTAAAAGTCTCAGAACTCAGCATCACACTGCCAAATGGGGCCAAAATATGGCTCTCAGGCTCAGATAATGTCAATGCCTTGCGTGGACTGTACCTAGATGGCGCGGTCATTGACGAGTTTGCTCAGTGTAGACCTGACTTGCTGGAGGCGGTCATTATGCCTTGTCTAGTCGATCGGAAAGGATGGCTGGTCATCATCGGGACGGCCTATGGCCGCCTTAATCAGTTTTTTGACTACTACGAGAAGTCTCAAAAGGACGACGAGTGGTTCCATGCCGACATAGAAGTCTATGACTCGGGCGTAATTGACCCAGAAGAAATCCTGCGTATTAAAAACGCCGTCAGTGAGGCTAAGTTTAGGCAAGAGTTCCTAAATGACTTCTCAGCCGAGCTTGTTGGCACGTATTATGCTTCGATAATCAACGAGATTGAACAAAATGGCCAGATCAACAAAACGACCCATTGGAACCCCCACTTACAGGTACATGTGGCCTTTGATATTGGTCGCGGTGATAATACCGTGGCTTGGTTTTGGCAGGAACATGAACACGGTATCGACGTTATTGATTTCTATATCAACAATGGCGAACAGGCGCAGCATTATATCGACATGCTCAAGGAGAAGCCCTACGACTACAAATCAATCAATCTACCCCACGATGCCAAAGCAAAGACCTTTGCCACGCATAAATCGGCAATGGAGCAGTTTATTGATGCTACGTTCGGGCCAGACACTCAGATAAAGATTGTGCCTAAGCTCTCTGTCGAGGATGGCATAGAAGCGGCACGGCAAATCTTAAAATACTGTAATTTTGACTACGATCGCTGTTACTACGGCGTAGAATGTCTACGTGTCTACCGCAAGAAGTGGGACGAGCTGAAACAGTGCTTTATGAAGACGCCATTACACGATTATGCCTCGGACGCCAGTGATTCATTCAGGTACATGGCGATACAAGCTAACAAGAAATATTTGCCCGCACCGACTGTACATGAGAGTATTAACAAAGCGCTAGCCTCTGGCGGCGAGTACAAACTAGAAAATTTATTCAGTGAAAGAGAAGCGGCCAATAGTCGCAATTCATTTAGAGCTAAAAGGATATAACCGTGGCCCATACAAACAACAACGCTTCAATAGAGTCCAAAAAGGACTTTGAAGACACACCGTCAGGTAAGTACAAGTATTGGGCCGAAGAACTAGGCTCTAGCATAAAATCACGGGAAAAATGGTGGAAACAGTCTGACAAGATAGTCAACCGCTACCTTGGCGAGTCAACACAGAGCAAAGATAGCCTTGACAACAAGGGCTTTGACCTGAACATGTTTCACAGCAACATCAAGACGCTCGGTGACATGCTCTATGGCAACACACCAAAGATAGATGTTTCAAGACGCTATGCCCAGCCTAGCGACGACATTGGCCGTGTAGCCGCCGAAATGATGGAAAGGCTACTCAACCTAGATGTAGCCGAGAACGGCGCTGAGATCGACGCTGTGTTCCGTTCAACCCTACAAGACCGCCTATTGGTCGGGCTTGGCTGTGCGAAAGTTCGGTATGAGGTCGAGACCGAGCAAGTACCGGTCATGGACGAGATGGGCCAGATGGTGATGAACCCAGAAGATGGCTCAACTCCGATGATGGAGGAAAAGCTAGTCCATGAGGACGCGCCAGCCGATTATTACTATTGGGGTGATATTCTATGGGGATGGTGCCGAAATTGGGCGCAGATGCCTTGGATTGCCTTTCGTAGCTACATGACTAAAGATCAGATTGAAGCAAGATGGGGCAAAGAGGTGGCGGATAACGTCAAGCTCAAGAAGCAGACCAAATCTACTTCTGATGAAGGCGAGCAGGATGAGAACACTGATTCAGCGTGGATGCGGGCCGAAGTATGGGAAATTTGGTGCAAGGAAACAAGAAAGGTGCATTGGGTTATTCTAGGCTATGACAAACAGCTAGAAGAAAAAGACGACATTCTTAAACTGAGTGGTTTTTGGCCTTGTCCTCCCTTCTTCCTAGCGAATGGTACCACCACGCTCTACACACCGACCCCTGACTTCGTTATGGCCCAAGACCTGTACAATGAGGTCGATAAGCTCCAAACACGCATAGCGGTCATCACAGAGGCTGTGAGAGTGGTTGGTGTCTATAACGCCTCCGCAGACAATTTAAAGTCCATGTTCAGTGCTGGCAAGGACAATGATCTAATTCCAGTGGAGAACTGGGCCTTGTTTGGTGAGAATGGCGGCCTAGCTGGTCAGATTGAATGGCTACCCATTGTGGACATTGTGCAAGCCTTACGTGAGCTTATTCAAATACGTGACCAGACCATAGGCTTACTACAGCAGATTACCGGCATGGTCGATGTTATGCGTGGCTCACTGGATAACCAGTATGAGGGCGTAGGCCAGACAGAACAGAAAACTAAGTTTGGTTCAGTCAGAATCCAAGCCCTGCAAGAGCAGTTTGCACGGTTCGGTGGTGACTTGATGCAGATTAAGGCGGAAGTAATCCAACGCCATTTCTCTCCAGAGACAATCTACAAGCGCGCTAACATGCAGTTTAGTGTGGACGAGGAATTAGTACCGCAAGCCATTGAGTTAATCAAGAACCCAGAGGATGCACGACTGCGTATTAATATCCGTCCTGAGTCCGTAGCGATGATCGACTATCAAGCCTTGAAGGGTGAGCGTACCGAGTACATGAACGCTGTAAGCACCTACTTCCAGAGTGCGGGCAGTATCATGGAGAAAGACCCATCAGCTAAACCTTTCGTACTACAGTTGTTGCAGTGGGGATTAGCGGGCTTTAAGGGTAGTTCTGAGATAGAAGGCGTGATTGATAAGGCTATCGAAGCCAGCATGCAAGCTGAGAAGGATAAAGAAGGCCAGCCACCAGAGCCAACACCTGAACAGATAGCGGCACAGGCAGCCACCAGCCTTGAACAACTCAAGCAGCAAGGCGACATGGCTAAGATTCAGGGTAAGGCCCAAGCTGACATGAAAGTACGCCAGAGCGATATGATGAGCGACATTGCAACAGCACATGAGTCGCACACGCGGAAAATGGCTGAGATTCAAGGCGCTCTACAGGCTAAATTGGCCGAGATACAAACCAGCCTACAAGCTGACCTGTTGATGGAGCAAGCACAGGCGCAGTCAAACATAATGCAGACCCAAGCTACAGTTGAAGGCGAGATTCAGAAAGATGTGATCGAGCATAATATCAACTTGGAATCGGAAGAGGTCAAAACTCAAAACGCTATGGCACAGATAGTGGCCAGCGCAAACGCTGACATTCAGAAGACCATAGTGGCCGAGAGCGTGAAACCGGAACCAAAGGACAGTGATGATTAAAAATACGACACAGAAAGTAAACGATAGCTACGCCGATAACTTCGACAAAATCTTTGGTGGGAAACCACCAGAGGGCGGTGCGTTTACACAGTGCAAGGACGGCTCAATCGTGCCTAAAGGATTTGCGGCCGCAACAAGTGTAAACGCTCCAATGGTGATGAAGCCCTTAAAAGACTTTGTGTCGCCCATTGATGGACAGGTCATTTCTAGCCGCGCACAGCTAGCCAAGCACAACAAACAGCATGGCGTTACTAATTCGGCTGACTACGCTAACGGGTATATCGACAAACGTGCGCGAGAACGCAATGCAGCGGGCGAGAAGTACCTGAAAGAAACACGCCGGTCAGATATACACCAAGCAATAGATCAACATTCCTAAATCCTACGACAACGAGAACTATTATGAGCGATATGAGAGAAGCATTAAACGCGGCCCTTGATGCAAATTCAGAGGACGACGACACCCAAAACTACGACGAGACACCGCAGGAGGTGGAGAGTGCGCCAGAAGAAACGGCAGAAACGGAAGCAAGCGAAGAAGAAGGAGTTAGCACGGACGGTATCGGTGGCACGGACGCTGCCACAGATTCAGCCGACCCTACCCCCAGCGATGCGGGAACTGATAAACCGGAGGCCGTAGAGGCTAAACCCAGCGGCGACAGCATTAAAGCGCCGATTGATTGGGGGCCACAAGACCGTGAAGCATGGTCAAAAATCCCACGCCACTTGCAAGAAAAGGTAATGAGCCGCGAGAAAGAGCTTAATACCATGATGCAGACTACAGCCGACGCACGTAAGACACACGAACAGTTTGGGCAGCTATCCCAACAGTACGGGTCTGTCCTAGCTGGCATTGGTGGCGATACTCCGATGGAGACAACTAAGGCGCTGTTTGACACGGTGGCTAACCTTCGTATGGGTACCCCTATCCAAAAAGCCCAAACCATTGCTGATTTAATCAGTAGCTTTGGCGTGGACATAAATACCTTGGATAGCGCCCTTGTAGGTGCTGCCCCAACACAAGGCCAGCAACAGAACACCCAGATGGAAGCCATGCTAGCTGAACGTATGGCCCCGTTTGAAGCAATGCTGGGCCAGCAGAATGCTCTGAAACAGCAAGAAATCACTCAGCGTGAAGAAAATGCCGTAGGTGAAGTACAGAAATTTGCAGAAACAGCAGAGTTTCTAGCCGATGTGCGTGTAGACATGGCAGACTTCATTGACATGGCCTCGGCTCGTAACCAGCCAATGACCATGCAGGACGCTTACAACAAGGCGTGTGCGCTTAATCCGCAGATTCAAGCGGTACTAGCACAACGCGCCCAACATGCTAAACTGACCAGCAACAGCAACACTATGGCTAGTAAGCATTTAGCCAGTAGCAGCATCACAGGCGGTAAAGGTGGTGGTGGTGGTAGTGGCGCTTCAGGTTCTATGCGTGATGCCCTTTCGGCAGCATGGGATGGCGCGGATAAAATTTAACAGGCAAATATCATGTCAGACACTAAAGAAAATTCGACAGTACGGGAAGACTTAATCAAAGCAGTTAAAGACTTATTCGGCGATAGTATGCTAGGTAAGGCTGCCGATAAGTTAGCGGGTCGCAAGAAGAAGGTCGAGAAAGATATAGACGACGCTTCATAGTAAAATATAATGCACAATTGGGATAGGGTCTTTGATGAAAAGACCCTGTGCTGGGTAGATCGAAGGCATGGGGGTGACCCCGTGCCTGATGAAGTATTCAGACTTAGAGATGAAAAGGTTACTCAAAATATCGCAAAGTTGACGAATTTTATGGGGGCGTGTAAACTCCCCCATAACAAAGACTTTTCTACGATCTATGGGCCAGCCTCGGTAGCACCCAAAACTAGGTTCCTGAATGGTTATTTGAAACAACGACATTCAATTAACTTACTAGGATATTACTATGTCTTTCGCTAACGCAAATATTTCGGACATTTTAGCAACTACTATCGAGTCTCGTACTCGTAAGATCGCTGACAACGTAACAAACAACAACGCATTATTGATGAAGCTTAAGAAGCAAGGTCGAATTAAGACTTTCTCTGGCGGCCACAAAATCATGCAAGAACTATCATTCGCGGAAAACACGAATGCTGGCTGGTATTCAGGTTACGACCTTTTACCCGTTGGTGTTTCTGATGTTATCAGTGCGGCTGAGTTCGACATTAAACAGGCAGCCGTACCGGTTGTAATCTCTGGTCTTGAGCAACTGCAAAACAGTGGCCGAGAGCGTATGATTGATTTGATGGAATCTCGTTTAGAGGTTGCAGAAGCAACAATGGCTAACCTTATCACTGGCGGTCTATATTCAGACGGTTCAGCGGCTGGTGGCAAGCAGATTGACGGCTTAGAAGCTGCCTTACCTGTTGACCCAACGGCAGCGCCTTATGGCGGAATCGACGGCAACGTGTTTACTTTCTGGCAGAACGCAGTAAGTGATCAAACCGCTGTAAACGGTCTTGATGAAACAAAAATTCAAGGTTTCTGGAACGCGCTTTGGGCTTCTTTGGTTCGTGGCATGGATAGACCAGACCTCATTATGACTGATACAACTGTATGGAACACTTATGTAGCTTCTTTGCAAGCTCAACAGCGTTTCAGCAACACCAACTCTGCTGACGCGGGCTTTGCTACATTGAAGTTCATGGACGCTGACGTTTGTTTAGACGGTGGTATCTACAACGGTAACTCTGGTTCAGGCACACCGGCTGGAACGGCGTTCTTCTTGAACACCAAGTACATCCATTACCGTCCACATGCTGACCGTAACATGGTTTCTCTTTCACCTAATCGTCGCTACTCAACTAACCAAGATGCAGAAGTGCAAATTCTTGGTTGGGCTGGCAACATGACTTGTTCTGGTCGTCAGTTCTCTGGACGTTACGACGCTAACGGTTAGGTTTTAGCTTAACCTTGTCGTAGGGTTGTAGGGGGCGTGTGTAGTTTACACGCCCCTGATTTTCACTTTTAGGAGATATAGCATGGGTAATCCCACATATTTTGTAGATGACGTAGCAGTAGCGGCCCGTAAAGCCGAAGCTAGCCAGAGCATCCCTGACGCTTCATGGCTGACAGGTTTGAATGCTGGTGGGTCATGTGCTAACGGAATCGGTATAAACCAAGGTGAGGGCGCTATTGTAGGCACTCCCGAACAGTTTACACTTCTCGATCAAGCAGCAGCAGCACGTACACCGCAAGATAGTCAATTGATTGGCGGAGTAATAGAGCCTTTAGATGTAGGAACTAACGCAGCCAGTGGCAGCGGAACACCTACACGTACTGGTGCCGCAACATTAGTCAGTCTAGCGGCTGGCTGGACAGCAGTATAGAAACACGATAAGGCCGGATTTCCGGCCTTATTGCTTTATAAGGAGATAAAGCATGCCTAGCGATTCCACAGTTGTTTTAAACAAAGGCGGGGGTGGCGACCGCGTAGCCTCCAATTTAGTTGATGGCATTGATACCCTAGCGGTAGCCATTACAACCCCCCTTGAAACCTCAGACAGAGGCGGTACAGGCATACCAGTATTTATCCAAGACCAGACAACAGGTTTGCTGGATTTACACTTTGTCCAACTTATCACCGCCTTAACCTTAGCGGTTGATACAGTGGTTAACTCAAACAGCATTACGGTACAGTCGGGCCACGGCCTAACTACTGGCGATGCAGGAACACACATAGCACTCTTTGACGTAGCCTCGGCCACCTTCACCAGTGCTGAACTGGTATCAGTTGCGGGCGATGTTTTGCTGCTCGACTCACCAATGCCTAGAATATTTGCAGTAGGCGCAGCCACAGCCGGAGCCTTCCTAAAGAACATGAATGTGGATGGGTCAATAACCCCGCAAGTGTTTAGCATCACCGCCAGAGAGAATATTTCCGGCGATATAGTAGCCCTAGCTATGGAGTTTAGAGACACAATACCAATGGACTTTGACACATTTGGCGGGCTTCCTGCTTTAACAAATGGCGTGGTTCTAAGGGTAAACAACGGCGATGGCACATACCGTAACCTGTACAATTTTAAAAGTAATGGCGACATTATACTTATGGCGCAGATGCATGATTTCACCGAAAACAATGGCGGTGGCATACGAGGCTTTAACGCTCACTTAGTTTTCGGTGGGCAAGAGAATCACGGCGTAGTTATCCGCCTTGATTGGACGCTTAGTGAAGCACTTGAATTAGTGGTACAAGACGACCTGACCGGCTTGACAGGCATGGATTGGATTGGTCAAGGCTCAGAACCCCAAGACTAAAGAGTAAATAGATATGACGAATCAATACAACGGCGATCTAACAACGGACATACAAGGAGATAGGGCGCAAGTCGTAGTTCTAGGGACGGTGCTAACTGATACAGTGCATATAGATGCCGAAGTAGCGGTCGAGACTGCATTCATGGTCGTAGACAAGTCTAACACCGCTGTATGGAAGCACACGCAGTCCACAGGCTACCACGTAGTCCTAGAATACATAATCCTAGAGGTAAACCCCGATAACAGCTACGCTGGAGAAGTGAAGCTAGGATTTCTTGAGAATGTATCAGGCACAGATGGGGTTTTTAACCAATTTCTTGATATAGATTTACGAAAACAAGCAGCAACAGTGATAGAAGTAATAGAGTTTGGCGAGCATGGCTTCCAACTATCCACTAACACGCATTTTGGCCCTCAAATAACCAGCACACGTTTCCAAACAGATGTAAACCTCGGCGGGCCGGATGACCCAACTACTTTAACTTACCCGTCAGGGGATGGTGATTTAGTGTTATGGGTGACTCGTACAGCAGGGTCAGTAGATGTGTCCTTAACAGTTGGGTATGAAATGGCGGCTGACTAGCCTTACACGTGTATACTTGGTACTATTAGCTTTTTAAACCCCCCTACGACAACTAAAGGTGTAAACAGTGCAGACAGCAGAATTTAACCATGAAGATTTTACCAACCAATCAGAGGCGGATAAGTCGCTAATGGTTCGGTTTTTCTATAAAAACGTAGAAAACAAATTGGAAAGTCAGGCTCAAGGCCGCCCCATTTTCAGGGAAAAGACTTATATTGAGATTCGGGTAGCTGGACAACGGGACGTACAAGCCTGTAGGCCGGTTACACACGCTGATAAACAGCGGTTTCCACGGCATTTTGAGGCTTTCGAGAAGCGTATGGAGCCACCTACTGAGGGTATGCCCTTAGCAGAATGGCCCAAAATCACTCGTACACAGGCAGAAGAGTTGTCGTTTATGAATGTCAAGACTGTAGAACAGCTTGCCAGCATGAAAGACAGCAACCTACAGCAGTTTATGAACGGGTATAAACTACGCGATCAGGCTGTAAAATGGCTAGAAACTAACTCGGCTGAAACCGAGGACGCTGAAAAAGAAGAGATGCGTGAAACTATTAAGGTCATGCAAGCGCAAATTGAGTCACTGTTGGCGCTAAAAACACAAGAGCCAGACTCGGTAGGTAAATTGAACGTAGTCTCAACATTTACCGAAGCTGATGAGACACAAAAAGAGCCAGCACCGATCGAAGGCGCGGCTGTAGCCGTACCGGCAGCCCCAGCGGGCCTAAAGCGTAAATCACGACGAGCTAAATAAAAGGTAATATCATGGCTGGAAATACAGGGATTATAGCAAATGAGATTCTTAACAGAGTAGCAGCCGAAGTAGGCATTGCGCCTATAATATCTCCTATTTCCAGCCAAGACCCATTTTTTATCCAATTACGGTACTTGCTCAACACGGCTGGCGAAGAGTTAATGCAAGCCTACCCGTGGGAGAAAATCACTCGCAGCCACCAGATAATCACACTTGACGGTGATACAGGCGAGTACGACATGCCCGATGACTTTGGGTATATCCTAAATCAGACCGAATGGGATAGAACCAATAACATCGCTATGGGCGGGCCATTATCGGCCCAAGAATGGACATACCTGAAAGGGCGTGACCTAGCCTCAAACACTCTATACGCCAGTTTTCGGATAGCACAGGGCAAGTTTAACGTATTCCCTACTAATCCTCCTGCTGGCCTAGACCTTAATTTCGAGTACATATCTACCCATTGGGTACAAGATGGCGAGTCAGACCCCTCCGCCCCGACCTATAAGGCCGAGGTAACACTGGCTAGTGATATACCACTTTTCGACAAGACACTAATTACCCGTGCCGTGAAGGTCAAGTACCTTGAATCAGGGGGTTTTGACACAACCAAAGCACAGGGCGATTACAATCAGATTTTCTCATTCCTAACCGGCACAGATAAAGGCGCTCCTGTTATTAACGCGGGCCGAGCCGGTGGCCGTTTCCCTTACATAAACAGCTATAACACACCCGACACTGGATTTGGAGGTGGTACTTAGCATGTTAGGTTCTGCTCGACGTACAGCGGGCCGTCCTCAACAACGCGCCCACCAGATTATGCGGTACCCTGCACCAGTTGGTGGGGTAGATGCTCGTATATCCATAGGCAGTAATGATTTAAACCACTGCGTTTACACGTTCAATTTAGTGCCACATGAGTATGGCATGCGTGTCCGTTCAGGGTATCAAGAATGGGCCGTAGGCGTAAGTTCGGGTAGCGGGTTAGGTGTACACACGCTCATACCCTTTGACGCGATAGCCGAAGGCACCACAGGTAATAAACTGTTTGCGGTCACTAACGAAGGTATTTGGGACGTAACAACCTACGATGCAGCGCCAACTAAGGTTGCTACTTTTAGTGACATTTCCGCCGATGCTGGCTATGGGACGTTTATACACTACGTCAACCAAGCCGAAACAGATGTGCTGTTCTACGCCGATAACCTGAACGGGTTATGGGAGTATGACGCAGGAACTAATGTATGGGCGGTACCAACACTCATAACCGGCATAGCAATGGCCGACGTAAACTTCGTCGTTAACCATAAAAATAACGTGTGGTTCGGCCTGAGAGACAGCACGGTAGGGTACTGGCTGCCAATACTAGCCAATTCAGGCGCAGTCACCCCACAATATTTTGGCGATAAATTTAAGCACGGCGGCACCTTAAAAGGCATGTTTAGCTGGACAGTAGATGGCGGCAACGGCGTAGATGATATTTTCGTAGCGGTTAGCGCCTCTGGTGATGTTATTATGTACACTGGTGGCGGCCCTGATGCTGATGATTGGGGCATGAAAGGCATATACTACATTGGTGCTGTGCCTAACACCCCACGTTTCGGCAGTGAGCAGGGCGGTGAATTGTATTTACTCTCCGCCTATGGTGTCGTCAGCATGAACGACTTGTTACAGGGCGTAGATACCAGCACTTTAATCGCCGATGTTGAAGGG